CACTGCCCAAGTGCACCTCCCCGTTACCATGCGGAGTTGGGTTACAACCCAACACGGTAACAGAAGGGCCCTTTCGGGTCTGAAAGAGCTAGCTCGAAAGCTAGTTATCAGGCACGAGGGTGTCCCGCTCGGGGGCGTTGTTTATCCCCCCTAGATTATTAAGATTCTAATCTAGCATTCCGTAGTTTGATGTCGACGACTACGGGGCGTCCCGAACGCTCCAAATGGTCCTCGGCAGCGGGCAAGCTGCTCTTTTTGAGAAACCACTTGGAAAGAGCGCCTACGCCATCAAGTGAATTGATGGGTATAGGTGCCCGCACTCCATAGCCCCTTACCAAGGGGACTTGGAGATTGGGATCCACACTAGACCGATCGAAACCGGCATAGTCGTGGCGCCCTAGCAGCTGGCACGATTCCGGGACTACCGGATACTCAGGAATGAGTCTCCGGATCCTAGAATCTAACCATTCCACAGTGCTCTCGTAACCCTCTTTCCAGAGTTGGTTACGGAGACTTACAAGTGAAATGACCTGCTGCACGTCGGACCGTCGTGTCGGGAAGATATCTCTGACTTTGACAATACTCACGTCAAAGCCATCAAAATATTCCCGACCGCAAGACTCCCTGAACCTACCGGTCCAGAAGGACTTGCTCTCGTTGACCTTGAACCCGAAGGTTTCAAGGGCGAGAACGACGGATTGCACATAGTCGATGGGGACAATGATGTCATCCCCAAAGACGCGCACCTTACGGCGGAAGCGATTCATCTGCTTCCCATCCGTAAACGGCGTGTTAAGCTCTCGTTCAATCCCAATAAAGACCGTGGTCAGGAAGACCATGGCCTCAATAGGAAAGCACAGAGCTGAACCCATAGACGCGAACTTGGCAAGGTCTACAGTTCTCCTCGCGGAGGCTGCAGGATTCTTGCCAGGAACGCTCGCCCGTAGAGACCTAGTTGCTTGCACCGCCCGCTGCAAATGCGGATGGTTCTGCAACATGGTATCCACGAGCTGCATTGAGACCCGATCGGATGCTTCACTTAGATCAAGTGTAGCGAGGTTCCCCAGTAGGGAACCTTCCCTAGCCAAAAGCTGGTTAGGCTCTTGGTCTAAGAATCCAATCATATCGCGGAGTACTGGATTTTGCTCCACGTAATCGTAAAATAGCGTCTGAAGTCCACCTTGCATAAACTGCAATGCTGTGGGCTCCATAGCTATGATACGGGGTCCTTTGAGCGTCTTAGGAACCGTAATTACCCTGGCGGGTAACTCGGCACCAGGTTCGCGGAAGTCAACCTCATCCAAAACATCACTGAAGCGATGGTTTGGAATCAAGAATTCCCACGCAGGGAAGACTTGATTGAGGCGTTCAGGCCAGTATCGATTGTTCCACTTCTGGTTACCAACCAGACGGTCTGCAGTCGAACCGGGTCCATGTCGTGGCACCACCCGTCCGTGGTAGACATCGCTGTCTATCCGCGTAAGGAGTGGTGCGAACAACAAGGATGACACTCGATGAAAGTCCTCCAAATCAATGGGGTCTCTCTGAGCGTCCGCTGAACGAACTTCCGTCTCACATTCGAGGTACTGATCGAAGGCAGCCTGGTCCCTTTCATAACTGCAAGGGACTTCGGCCTTGGCAAATAGCAACGTCAGTTGCCGGATGCCAAGAATACAGTCCTTCGATGGTTCCTCAAATAACACGCCACTAGCAGGGTCGAACACATGCTCCAGGAAACCCCTGAGAAATAGGGGGAGACCTCCTCTTTTCCTCCATGAGGAAAAGGCGGTGGGAGCGACATGGCCTTGGTCTAGGCTTCTCTCGAAGTCCTTGCCAAAGTCAGCCAGGGTTATCGCTAGAAACGATAGCCCCTCGTGTTCGGCTCGAGCCGAGACTGTATTATAATCTCGGTCGGCGCTAGTGCAACATCTGCTCGCGATCTCACATGCGAGCAACCTCCAGAGTGTCAATAGGCTTTTCATACTGCCTCCTAATCGGGGGTCGGTATCCTAGCCTATGACGGTCGCCAGACTTAGCTCAACGCCCTCACTAGTAATACGTAAGGACGAGGGTTGCAGCTAATCCGACCACAATGACAACCAAACCTACACCAGCCAAGATCACTGTGATCTCAGCTATGTAGGCGAGGTGATCGAGTTCCTCGCGGAACTCGACTTGAGCGCGGTGCGTGTCTACCTCTTTCGAGGCTGGCACGCTGTCTTTACCACGCTCATGCTCATTGCTAACTCTCACCTCCAAGAAGCTTTGAGATGAGAGCGTCCGAAGACGCGGTATACAGGGCCTTGAAACCCGTGTAGATCGCGAAAAGCTCCGCATTCGTATAACCGACCTTAGGTGCGTCAAACACGATGTAGTTACTCATCGAGTAAGACTCATTTTTGGCCGTGTCAAACGGATTTGCAGCTATCTTCGAATGGTCGAACCGAAGCACTCGACGATTCCTTCTCCCGTAGGAGGAAGAAGCCGAGAGCTTAAGCAGCCCAGTAGCATCCTGGTACACTGCCTGGTTTGCCCCAGTACTTACACGGGGCAGGGACGAGGTAGCAGCCGAGATGGTGATGGACTGCGGGTCTGAGAACGCCATGAGGCGCACTCCTTTCTGGGAACAATGGCTTTCACCATTGGCCCGGTGGTTTACGCTAGTGTAACAACTAGCTACGACTTCCGGCTGATTCCGAGAGCCGCAGCAATGGACAGCTGGAAGGGTGACAAACCCTCCCAATTCAGTCCAAACCCAAAGGGATTAGCGCCCCTTCTCACTTTAGTTTCTGTTACATACGTGAGGGGGGATGCCTTAGCCTTCGAATCGATAAGATTCGTCGACAGAGGCACATAGGTTACTTTATTGATGGTATGTTCCATCACGTAACCCCATCGCATAATCAGACCTACGCTGGCAGCATCACTGATGTTTGAAACTACATCACCAGTATTGCTGAACCAGTCGGCGGCCCAGGACCAAGGAGCTACATTCCATAAGAGATCCGGCGTCAACTCCAAGCCAAGTATTTCATTGGCAAAGAGTGTCAGCCGGTCTACCTCGTTACGGGCTTGGTAACCCGTTGGGAGATAGTACGTAAAGGCACCTGAGAACCAGGTTTTCCGATACGTCTCTGTCCGGATAACATAGCTTCCTTGAACACCACCAGGACGGTACAGATAGTTTTGGCACGTAGGATTTATGTACGTACCTCGACTAAATGGACCAGTTTCCCCGGTGGTTCTCTCTATGGGGAATTCGTACCTACGGCGGACGACCCGTCCAGCGTCACGTTCCCATTGCCTCAAGAGGCGTTGGGCGCGCGACACAGCATTCACGAAGCTTTTCACGTCGTGAACTAGTGGTCGCCATCCGAATTGTACGTTCAGGTACTCTGAACCTGCATTTTTTGAGGTCAGAGCACGATCGCGCCAGGTTTGACTTCCGAGAAGATGGGGTAACCCATCTTTCCAGAGCTCACCGAACGCAACCCCGAGATCAGCGGCTGATTTTGTAGGCTTACACCGCGCGATGGCAGTCGCCCCCTTTGCATCCAATGCAGCATCGCTGCTATGAATGCTTGGAGGGAAACTACCAAGCGTCGGTGGAATTGGGAATATAGGACCGTGGTAATCTACGGTCGTAGAAGAACCAGTATCCAACACAGTACCCTTCGCGCCAACGGCATTGCCTTGGCCGGAAACGTACTGACGTGTTGTGAAAAAGTTCCCCCCAATATCCTGTGTCGTTCCCTTACTACGGGAACGAAAAGGATGGCCTTCCGATACAGTTGACTGTACCCCGTCTATGGATAGAGGCTGACCTGTCTCACTATCAGTTACGGTACCAGCCCCGAAGGGCAGTACCTTAATGATCGTGGACCTGCCCGAAGCCACAGGGTGCGAAACCTTGCGGCGACGGGTGGTTAGCTTACCCAGAAACGGCATAGAGGTCCTTTCTTTGGACTCCTCACGGAGATCCCCCCCAAGGGGGGGAGGTGTCGTTGCACTGCGTGGGCGCCTGCAAGTGCA